GGTGTCTTGTGTTCTATGTATATGGTGTCCATGATGCTTGTTTGCACTTTGTCTACCTGAGAAGAAGCCTGACTTCTCCTGTTCGTAACAACGCCCGCATGCACTGTTCTCTGTTTCTGTTAGCATGTCTTTACGCAGTTGCTTTTGTTCTGCACTATTCCATATTTCAGACATGGTATTTGTTTTACAGTTGCCTACCTGTCCTACGCCCATTTCAGCATGGCAACATGGATATGCTTCGCCTGTTGGATATGCGTGTAGATGTATCCATGGATACATACAAAATGTTTTGCTTTCGCTTAACAGGTTACGCTCTCGTTCTTCTAAGTCACTGAGTTTTATTTTTATTGGATCGCTACTGTTATAGTTGTAACTCATTGAACCATTCTTTCATGCTTGGAAATGCTTTATTAAAATTTTTATTACGTCTAATATCATACTGTGTGTAAAATTTTACAAAGTCGTTGTGTAGTTTTGGTGTTTCAAATGCTTCACTGTGTGGCGTTTTAACAACATCTAAGTAATCTAACAAACGTTGTGTTTGATTAAGTTCATGTTCATGTAAAAATTCATTGTCTACATTTTTATCAAACCATTTTTGCAATCTGTCTTTATGTGCAGAACGGATCTTATCAGGCAATGCCAATGCACTTTGAAAACTTGGAAAACGCAAAATATTAAGTGTAAAACTAGGGTAATCTCTGCCATACATTTGTTTAAAGTGTAGTAGATATGTTAGGAACTCTGGTAGGGTTTCCAAACATAATGCATTTATGGTACACATATTATGCAAACCACTTAACTTTCCACTAGCGGCTAGCAGGTGCATATTTCGTGACCATGTAGGCCAATCCAATCCATCGCGTATATATTCAGATTGATGAACTAGACTTTCGTTTGATGTGTATATATCCAACGGAGCACTGTCAGCTCTGTCGAGTAGTTTTGTTATATCCTCAATACTGCATTGTAGATTACTGTTAATAGCAATACGTGTTTTACTAGCACCTTTGTTCGCTTTGAACCAATCTAACAGTTTCCACAAGTGACCACTCATCATTGGTTCACCGCCAGTAATGCGTAATTCGTCAAGTGTGTGGTGCAAGTCTGATTCCCACCATTTAAAAAATGCTTCGATATAAGGGTTTGTTTCGTTGAATCTATACAGTTGCGAGCTGTCATGTGGATGTGTAAAATGATTTCTTCCATCGCTGATCAAACCTTCATATGCACCATTTTTCTTAATGTCTTTTACCCATGTGGTTGAGAAAGCAGGATTGCAATAACTACATGCTAGTTGACAAGTTCTATCAAAAGCAATTTCGAGTGTCTTTAAGTTAACATCCGTTTGCCAATCTCTTTCATGTGCAACATGCAGGTCTTTGTCTTTGTAAATTACACTTTTATATACTCTGTCGCTGATGTTGTCTCGGCCTATGTCTTCAACTTTCCAACAGTATTCACAACCTTCTGGACGCTCGCCGCATTGCATTTGTCGTCGTT